GCAGTCATGCCACTACGCTCAGCTAGGATACTGATTTGTTGTGCGCCACTTGTACCAGCATCAATTTGATACATAACTGGTTGAGCTTGGGTAGCCAATTGGCGTAGAACTGTTTCTACTGCACCGCCTGTGCCTAGTTCAGCTGCCAAGTTTGCTGTGCCAGCAATGAATGAAACTTTGAAGCATGTAACTGGAGCAGCTAGACCAGTGTTAACGATTTGTGCGTTTGCGTTTAGTGTACCATAAGTACCAACGTTGCGAACTTGTTGTGCATCACCTGCACGACGTGTAAAAATTGCCATTTTAAATCTCCTTAATATATTTGCGTGTTACGCATAATAGTATTTATGCTGGCCACAAAAAAAGCGTAACTGGTACGCTTTTTTGTTTATAGTTGTAGAACTATTAGGCTAGCTTGATACCACCAGTACTTGTAACAGCTGCACTAGAGCAGTTAACTGTACTGAATGCACCAATGTTGGAACCTAGAGCACGGATTGCGTTTTGCAATGATGTGTCATCTACCCAGCTCGAACGCTCAACAATAACGCTTAGTTGTGATTGAGCAGCTGCGTCAACTTGATAAGCAACAACTGTTGCATTAGCAGAAATTGTAGCAAGAATTGTCTCAACAGCACCTGCTGTACCGTTTGTGCCACGACCTAGTTCAGCGGCCAAGTTACTTGTTGCACCTAGTGTGCCAATTTTGTAAGCTGCGATTGGACTATTTAGACCAACGTTGATGATTGCAGCATTAGCTTGCAGGCTTTGTGCGCCAACGTTCTTGACTGCTTCTGTTGTACCTTTGAATCTTGTTTGGATTGCCATTTTTAAATCTCCTTAATTTATTTGCGAATCACGCATACATTTATTTATACAAGTTGATGTTATTTGTTGAAATGACTTTGCCTAAACCCCGTGCTGACCAGCTTATAAGGGCCTTGTGTGGGACTATTAAATACAAACCCTTCCCCTCCAGCACCGCCCGGGGTAGACATAGCTATGTTTTTAACCTGCTGTGTAAATACTCGATCTAGGTAGTCTTTTAGTTGATAAATGCTGTTATAAATCATTTTAAGAGCGTTCCAGCCCTTGATATTTCTATATAAAATACCGCCTTGATTATCGCCTATTAGTTTTTTATAGTTAGCAGGATCGTTTTGTTTTAGCCACTCGTCTACTGATAGATCGGTCTGGCGTGTTATTTTTTGATTGAAATACTGTTCTAGTTTTGCCCGAGCGGATTTAGTGCCCAATTGATTTAAAAAAGTATCTACTAGATTTCCGTATTGACTGAGAATTGTTTCTGCATTTTTGTACAGTTGCGTGAGCTGTCTATCATAGGTGCCTAGTCCAAATTGATTATCTATATTTGGTCCCAACAAGGCCACGTTGCCAGAGCCTTCCAGTCCTTTGCCATCCCAAGGTCGTTCATTCATGCTGTGTACAAATATCACTGCATTTTTACCTGCCAGTGCCTGACCTGCTTTGCTGTTGACCGGTATCGCATATTGTGCTGTGGGCCCACTCAAAACATAATTTCCTTTTACGGGATTGGACAAAGTAAAATAGTCGCCTTTAAAAGTCACTGGCTGTGTGCCAACACTTTGTTCTAAGCTAGTCCATATGGCCTCGAGTTTTTTATATAAATCTGGACGTTGGGTTCCAGACTTTTTATTTGTATCGTATGCGATCCAGTCTTGTACACTATGAGCCAATATGCCTTTTGGATACATGTACTTGTCTGAACAAAAGAACTGTCCTCGAGCGTCGCGGCCAAAGAATAGTGCTACTTCGCCGTCCCACTTGATTGTTACTTGTTCTGGGTTGGTGATAATTTCTTTGAGAGTGTCAACTGCTCGTTTGGCTTCGGCACTACTGGTAAAGATAGCATTTTCAGGATGGGGTATTCTGGGATTGTCCGCAGTACCTTCAAATAAGAAATCAACAAAATCCAATCTCATAGGTTGTGTCCCATAGTTCTGAACCAAGCAGCACTTCCTGGAGTGATATCTTCTGGTAATGTCAGCATGCCTTTGGCAACATCTTGCTTGGCCTGTGCCAATTTACCTTCACGGTCTGGATCACTTTTTAGTGCGGCCATGACTGTGGCTACAGAGTTTAAGTCTGCGGCATGAGCGCCAGGGTTTAATAATAGTTTGGCTGCTGCTTCACGATTGTCTGCAACCACTTCATTATTGTCACGACGCATGACTACACCGCCAAATGCATCTACTTTGACACCAAGGAACCAGCCAATGCTGTTTAATAATATGAATAGTTGGTTTGCTTTAAAGTTGGGATCTGCATACATGCCACGTGGACCGTGCTGATGCCAGTCTGCAACTTGTTTAGCGTTAGGGATGACCATTAGATCAACTTGACCAAAGCGTTGTTTACTATCACGTTGAGCTGTGTAAGGAACATCAACGTGAACGTTGCGACCTTTGATTTTTGCATCATATCCTTTGGCTTGAAAATATTGTTGTAGAGCTTTTTTACCTGCGAGTGCGTTGTCAGCACTGAAGTTTTTTAATGTGGCACGTTCATCAAGGAATAGGTCAATGTCGCCGGACTCTACTTTGTACCCGGCCGAGCCAATATCAGCAATGGCTTTTAACGAACTAGGAAGTTCTCTTGTGACAGTACCGACCACTGTAGGCACATCTTCTTTGGCCACTGGTTCTGTGTTGTCAAATACGTTGCCGCCTTCGTAAAGATACATTAAGAATCTCCACGAGTTTGATCTAGTGCCTGATTTAACAAAGACGACATAGCCATACCAACTGGTCTATCGTTGGATGTTACCCACTGATCGTTGTCGTCAAGTGCATAATATTTTTTTCCTTGTTTGGCCAATGTAAGACTATTAGATGTAGCTGGTCGTATTTGTATTCCAAGTGTGGTAGGGATCCAACCTTTCAATTCTGACGAATCGGGCTGACTTCCTGTTGTGGATTTAGCAGGACTTGGTGGCAACGGTGCGTCCATTTGGGCACCATATGCAGCAAACAAATAATTAAATATGCTTTTAGGATCTGAAGGTTTTACTGTGTTAATATCAATTTTGTTAATTGATGCTGGATACTGAATACTTACATAATCGTTTAACGTGTTAAGAAAAATTTGCGGATCATTGACATTAACACCACGTTGTTTTAACATGGCCAAGTTTTGTTTCCACTGCGTTAATTCTTGTTTGAAGTTTTGTTGCCTAACACGATTTCTAACTGCGGCATCGGGATCTGCTGCACGACGAGCTTGACTAGCTTGTACTCCGGCAACTGCTCCTCGAACGCCAGCACCCAATCTGTTTAAAAATCCTGCTTCGTTGATTACATCTTTAATCTTCACGTTTTATTTTCCTAACACCGCGTTTGAATTTGTCTGGCTCTTGAGTGCGAATGCTGTTGATCAGTCTACGTTCCAACTCAGCAGCCGCTTCGGGTTCGTAGTTTTCACGTATGTAATTGATCAAGTTTATAGCACCGGCGATCACATTAGAGGCACGACTTTCCACAAGATTCTCACGATCTTTGTGTACTAACATGGTGTCTAGTTCGTCAAGTATGCTACGTGCTCGCTTTTGCAAGGTATGCTCCAGTAATGTAGTATTTATGTGTTGAAATATTTAAAACGATATGTTAATTTTTGTAAATACTATCTATGAACGATTATTTCTGTGTATTACCATTTTTTGGCTACGAATTTCAAACTAAAGGCAAAGGCACACATTGTTGTTTGCTACCTAAAGATTATAACATAGATTCTCTAAGAAATGACATTTTATCCAAAAAAAAATCTCCATTTTGTTCAGCTTGTTGGAAACTAGAAGATGCTGGGCTAATCAGTGATCGCAAACTTAAAAATTCCGCACTAGATTTTTACCTAGACAAAGATATCAAATTTATTGAACAGCAAGTTCACGATGGGCAGTATCAGCCCATTATGATCAAAAACAGTACCAGCAATACCTGCAACAGTACCTGTGTCACTTGTGGTTCTGGTCCATCCAGTGCTTGGGCACCATTGGAGAAAAAAATTGGACTAGTACCTGCTGTGTCGGAATCAATGACCCAAGAACAAATTGATGACAATTTAGATTATAAAAATTTAGTAATGCTTAATTTGGTTGGTGGCGAACCCCTGTACGAAAAACTAAATTTTTACATACTAGAAAAACTACTGGAACATGGCAATACCAATTGTTTTATTGCTGTCACCACCAATGGATCTGTTGCTCTAAATACAAATCAAAAATCTATATTTGCACAATTTAAAAATCTCAACTTTAATTTGAGCATTGACGGAGTTGGTCCTGTATTCGAATACATGCGGTATCCACTCAAATGGGATAAGCTATTAGAAAATTTAGATTTTTTTAGAACCATTACCAAAAACATCAGCGTTAGCTATACCACTAGTAATCTAAATGTTATGTATCATCATGACACAATTGAATGGTTCAATCAAAATAATTTGAATTATCATTTCAATCCAGTGATTAACCCAGGACATTTTAGGCCAGCTGCATTACCTCGAGCAGTCAAAGATAAACTTGTTAGCAAATATGGTCTTACCAAGGATTTAGAATTTCTATTAGGTACCGTACACACTGAGCAAGATGACGCAGATTTTAAAAAACTATTAGAAATAGTTCACATACAAGATTCTGTAAAAGACATCAGCATACACGATTATCTTCCTGAATTTTGTCAACTGGCATCTATTCCCTAGACTTAAGGCCAGCAATCATTTGCTTTAATTTATTGCTTTCTACACTGGAGCCCGGAGGTGGTGCAGTATCTTTTTCTAGGTTCCATCCTTCTTTGACCACTGGATTAAGTGTGGTTGTGGGTTTGAGTTGATTTAGGATATTGGCCGCAGGTCTAAATTGCCCATGCGAGCTTTCTTGCCCTTCTTCACCCGGATCTGTAATACGCATGGTTTCAATGTTGTATTCTAAATCAATCTTCATACCAACACCTGTACTACTACGACTCTTCATACATTGGATTTGATAACGTCCACGTTCTTTCATGGCTCTGCTTGTAAAGATACCAAACACGTTGTCCGCTGTGTTAATCTTCGAAATACCGCCTGCAATATGACTGTGGTCAAACTCAATTTCTTCTACTGCACTACGATTCAACTGCGACGCTGTCACAAACAACACATTGAGTTCTTGCGATAAATTACGCAGTTCTTCTGCCACATATTTGTCTTTGATAAACTGATCATTG